CTTCCAGAAGCGGTTCAGCAAAAGATGAATCCAGAAGCTGCTGTTAAATACATGGAAGGTGGCGCTGTTAAACCTATGGGAAGCCACAAGATGCCAGACGGTTCAATGATGTCAGATAACGATCCATCTATGGGAAGTTACGAACATGGCGGTCAGGTTTCAAACTCTGGTAAGTCCCGTGGTGGCGGTGCAGCACTCAGTGGCACTAAGTTTACTGGGGTGAAGTGATGCCCAAAGTAACCATAGACATTCATCTACCTTATGATGAGATGCCAGAATACGAGATTCCTGAAGACGAGGTTTTAATCGTTGAGGATGTCGATGAAGAGGAAGAATCAAACGAAATCGTTATTACCTGCCCCACTTGTGGACAAGTAATTTCTGAAGATGTTGAAGAATATTAAGTTGTTGTGCTATACCAACACTACAACAGGAGGTTTAGATGGCAGTTGAACGTGGATTAGGTTCAGGAGGGTTGCCTGAAGAACTCATGATTCCAGAAGAGGAAATGCTTCAAAACGTGGTTGATTTACCATTACAGCCCGGAGTTACCGAGTTTGATGATGGCAGCGCGGTTATTGGAGAATATGATGAGGGCCAAGAGCCTGTTCCTCAAGTGCCTTTTGATGGCAATTTAGCAGAGGTTATTGATGAGTCTGAGCTTGGTCGAATTGCGTCTGATTTAGTTGGTTCGATTGAAGATGACTTGTCTTCTCGTCAGGATTGGGAAGACACCTATAAGACTGGGTTAGGGTTTCTTGGTATGAAGACTGAGGAGCGCAGCGAGCCTTTTGAGGGTTCTTCTGGTGTTGTTCACCCATTGCTGGCTGAAAGCGTTACGCAGTTTCAAGCGCAGGCTTATCGTGAGTTATTGCCTGCAACTGGTCCTGTTCGTACTGCTGTTGTTGGCGCACAGAATGAAATTATTGTTAAGCAGTCTGAGCGCGTCAAAGACTACATGAATTATATGATTACATATGAGATGGAAGAGTATGATCCTGAGTTGGATCAGATGCTGTTTTATCTTCCTGTAATTGGCTCGACTTTCAAGAAGGTTTACTTTGACCCGCTCAAAGGGCGTGCGGTCAGTAGGTTTATTCATGCGGAAGATATGATTGTGCCTTATGGCGCTAGTGATTTGTTATCATCTCCAAGGATTACGCATCGTATTGCGATGGATTCTAACGAGATTCGCAAATTGCAGCTTGCGGGATTTTATCGTGATGTTGATTTGCCAGACTACTCTGAGGGTGACACATCAGGAATGGATGAAATTGAAGAGTCTATTGATGATGTTCAGGGCATTCATCCTAGCGGCTCATCTGAAGAGTTAACGCTTTACGAAGTGCATGCGGCTTTAGATATTGAAGGTTTTGAGGATATGGGCGTAGATGGTGAGCCTACTGGCTTACGTTTACCCTATATCGTGACTGTGATTGCTGACAGCAATGAAGTTTTGTCGGTAAGGCGCAATTATCAAGAAATTGACCCTATGAAGCGTGCGAAGCAATACTTCGTGCATTACAAGTTTTTGCCGGGTCTGGGTTTTTATGGCTTGGGGCTAACGCACATGATTGGCGGTTTGGCACAGGCTTCAACATCTATTTTGCGTCAATTGATTGATGCAGGCACGCTCTCCAACTTACCAGCAGGCTTTAAAGCCCGTGGCGCTCGTATTCGTGAAGAAGATACTCCCCTTCAACCGGGCGAGTTCCGCGATATTGATGTGGTTGGAGGCACCCTGCAAGGCTCGTTGATGCCCCTCCCGTTCAAGGAGCCTTCAGGGACGCTTTATAACCTTCTAGGAACGCTTGTAGACGCTGGACGTAGGTTCGCATCTATGGCTGACATGAAGGTTGGTGAGATGAGCGGTGACACGCCTGTTGGCACCACTATGGCTATTATGGAACGCGGCACAAAGGTTATGTCTGCGATACACAAGCGGCTGCATTATTCTCAGAAGATTGAGTTTAAGTTGCTTTCCAAGATATTCTCTGAAACCATTCAGGCTTATCCTTACGCTGCTGATATGCAAATGGGTCCAGAAATCTTTGTGCAAGACTTTGCACCTCAGATTGATGTTTTACCTGTTTCAGACCCAAACATCTTTTCCATGTCTCAAAGGATTGCCTTAGCTCAAACTGAGTTGCAATTGGTTCAATCCAATCCGCAAATTCATGGTGGGCCGCAAGGTTTGTATCAAGCGTATCGTAAAATGTATGAGGCGTTAGGCGTTAATAACATTGATGCTATCCTGCCTCCACCTCCTCCACCTCCTCCTCCAGCTAATCCTGCGAAGGAGAACCAGAATGCGTTGATGGGCGCTCCATTGCAGGCGTTCCCAGAGCAAGAGCATCAGGCGCACATAGAAACGCACATGGCTGTAATGTCTACGCCTGCTATGGGGCTTAATCCGCAGGCTATTATGGCTTTGCAGGGTCATATTCAAGAGCACATTGGGTTAATGGGAGAGGCACAGGCGCAACAGGAGATTATGTCTCAGATACCGCCAGAGCAAATGCAGATGATGCAGCAACAAGCTCAGATGACGCCTCCACAGCCCGGTCAGCCTCCTGCTGATCCTATGATGCAGTTTAAGCCGCAGATAGATGCGCGTGCTGCTGAGATCATTTCTGAAATGACAGAGCAACTAGCGCAAGCTGTAGCTCCACCACCACAATCCGATCCACTTGTAGATATTCGAAATCAGGAGCTTCAATTAAAAGCTGCTGACTTACAGCGTAAGCAAACTGAATTTGAAGCGAAGCAGGAGCTTGACCGTGAGAAAGAGCGTAATGACGTTCTGACTGCGCAACAGCGGATTGACGTTTCAGAAGCGGCGTTAGCCGACAAAACTAGAATTGCAGAAGATCGTATTCAAACACAGCGAGATATTGCGGCTCTAAATTCTAACAAAAAAGGATAATGAAATGGGATCAGTAAGAGATAAGATGGTTGAACAAATTCGTGCAGCAAAGCGTGGGACTGTTGCAGTAGAAGTAGTTGTTGAAGAAGTGAGGGCGAGGAATGAAAATGGACACTTTGTTGCAGATGACCCAGCCACTCCCGAAAACGAAGCGTGGACTAAAAAGCCAAAAGCCAAAAAGAAAGCTGCTCCAAAGAAAAAAACAACAGCCAAAAAGTCTAAGTAGATTTAGTAAAATAGCAAAACCCCAGAGATTCCAAGGTATTTTCTGATTTTCTGGTATTTATACTTGTAATTCCCGTATAGTTTTATACTATATGTGGTATGGATGCACTACACTTAGCAGAATATCTGTATAAAGGCATACGAGAGCGCGATGCTCGTCTAAAAAGCAAGCTCGCGGATGGTTCGATACAAGTTTTTGACGAGTATCGGTATATAGTGGGCGAAATACGCGGCATGGCCTACGTTGAGGAAGAACTCAAAGCCGCGATGAAAGGTATAGAGTACGCGGATGACTAAAAAGTTATTTGTGCCAGAACACGTTGCAAGAGCAGCGGTAAATGTCACAGGAGAATCTTCAGAGATTCCCAAACCATTAGAAAATGCCTTTGGTAAAGGTGCCAAGAACAAAAACGCAGATGATCCTTCAGAAATAAAGCAATCATCTTTAGAGAGACTGCCACAGCCTACAGGCTACCGCGTCCTCATCATTCCTTATTATCCTAGCGAGAAAACAAAGGGCGGAATTATCGTTCCTGATTCAGTTCGTGAGCGTGAATCTTTCGCCACAGTTGCGGCCTATGTTGTTAAGCTAGGTCCAGACGCATACAGCGATGCCCAGAAGTTCCCAAGTGGTCCTTGGTGTAATGAGAAAGATTGGGTTCTTATAGGAAGATATAGTGGAAATAGGTTCAAAGTGGAAGGACTTGAGGTTCGTATTATAAATGACGATAATATTATCTCGACAATCCTTGACCCTAAAGACATTTCGTATGTATAAGTTAATGGAGAGCAAGGAAAATGGCTATGTCTGAAGATATTCGTGAAGACGACGAATTTGAAAACGGTACTTCTGTTGAAGTTGAAGAAGATCAAGTAGATGATATTGATTCTTCTGACGACGACGATGAAAGCCGAACAAATGTTCGTGGTAAATCATCCGGGGACGATGAGCTAGAAAATTATAGCGAATCCGTTCAGCGCAGGATCAATCAACTGACAGCGAAACGCAAGCAAGCATCCGAAGAAGCTCAAGCTGCGTATCAATACGCTGAAGAAATCAAAAAAGAAAACGAGTCCATGAAGACTCGCCTGCAACAAGTTAGTGCAGGGTACAACTCAGAAGCCGAAGGTCGCTTGAAGGCTCAAGAAGCCCAAGCAACTCGTGCTTACGCAGAAGCAAGTGAAGCTGGCGATTATGATCGTGCAGCTAAAGCTCAACAAGCTCTTGCTCAGATTGCTGTAGCCAAAGACAAAGTTCGCTCTCAAAAGAGTCAGATTGAACGTCAAGGCCAACAGCAGAAAGCGCAACAAGAACAGCAAGCTCAGGCTCCTCAGCAGCCTCAGCAGCAACAAGCGGCTCCCGCTCGTGATAAAAAACTAGATGGTTGGTTAGATAAGAATAGCTGGTTTGGAAATGATCGCATTATGACGCGAACTGCTCAAGCTATTCACGAAACTCTAGTTTTGGAAGAGGACTACGATCCTACGTCAGACGATTACTATAAAGAAATCGACTCGCGTATGCGTAAGGAAATGCCTCAAAAGTTTAAGGAGAAACGGTCCAACGCTCAGACTGTTGCTCCCGCGTCTGGAAACGGACGGTCAGTAAAATCAGGGCGGAAGAAATCGGTAGAATTATCGCCGGGTCAAGTTGCGTTTGCGAAGAAAATGAGAATACCACTCGATAAGTATGCGCGAGAAGTAGCTAAACTAGATAATAGACGGAGTGAATAAAATGGCAGACAGGACATCACGCGACTCAGGTACGCGGGAGAGCGCACAGCGCCCACAACAATGGCGTCCGGGTTCTGCTTTAGAAGCCCCGGAACCACCAATCGGTTTTAAGCACCGTTGGATTCGTGAATCCGTAATGGAATACGATGATAAGACTAACGTACATAAAAAACGGCAAGAAGGCTGGGACCTCGTTCGCGCTGAGGAATAT